ACCCCCACAAGGTTTGTAGTCACTCACAGAGCACAAAATGACAAGGACGTCACCTATTCAGATTGGACAGCGGGCACCTATACCCGCCGCGACTATCGCGGCAACCCGATAAAGGTAGGCAGCAACCCCAAAGGTTTAAATCCTTACGGGTTGCTTCCGTTTATCTGTCTATTCGATTCACTCCCAGACGATCAGTTTTTTATCCCCGGCGGGGATGACCTCATTGAGTCACAAGAGGCGATTAACGTTGCTTTAAGCAACCTTTGGCGAAGTGTCGAATTACAAGCCCACGGTCAAGCATGGGCCTCTGGTGTTCCAGTCGGTGAAGCGTTAGACGTCGGCCCAGAAAGAGCAATTACATTGCCTGAAGGTGGTAGCTTTGGCTTTGCGGCTCCCAACTCACCAATATTAGATATTCTCGCGGCGATTCAATTCGTCATGCGGCAAATCGCAGCATCTAACGATTTATCGGCCGATGTGTTCGACCTCGATAGAAGATCAGAATCAGGCGCGGCCAAACATGTTGAGCAAATCGACCTAAGAGAAGCCCGCCAAGATGATATTGCACTTTGGCGGCGTTATGAATCCCAGCTTTTCGAGATCATCAAACGAGTTAGCAACACTCACGCCCCTGGAAGTATTCCAGAGAGTGCGCGTGTCGTTGTTGATTTTGCAGAGATGCAAGAAAACCTCACCGAAACCGAGCGGCTTAATAATGCGCGGGCAAAGCTTGAAATGGGCGTTTGGTCACCGGTGGATATTCTCAGAACTGAGAACCCGGACGGCTACGCCACCCGAGAAGACGCCGTTGCGGAACTATTAAGACGCAAAGACGAAACCGACTCTATCACCTTACCCCATTAATTTTATGACTACCGAAACAATCGAGCCAACCCTGGAAGTAATTACACCACCGGTGAATGAACCAAGCAACCAGACAGAAATCGACCAACTAAAGGCCCAATTAGCCACACAAGCGGCTGATTTGGACTTTGTTGCAAATGCTGTTTTGAATGGTATCCCGGACGGATTAAAAGCCCTGATTCCTGATGGTCTATCACCGGCTGAAAGGGTTCGGTGGTTTAACAAAGCACAGGCGGCCGGTTTGCTGATTAAGCCACAAGTGCCGGAAACAGACACCGCAAAGCCTAGCTTATTGGCCCCCAAGATAGACCCCAGCGAATTACCCCCCATTGCCCGCATGTCTTACGGCTACGGCAAGCAATAACCAATTTTTAAACTAAAGGAATAGAAAAATGTTAACAATCTCCGAATGGCAAAAACTTAATCCAACACCACTTGCGAGCGGCGTTGTTGAAATCTTCGCCAGAGAAAACCCAGTATTAGCAAACCTAGGCTTCGTGAATATCGCGGGTAATGCCTTTAAATACAACATCGAACAAACCCTACCCGGTATTGCCTTTCGTGGATTCAATCAATCCTATACAGAGAGCACCGGCGTGATCAATTCGCTCACAGAATCGCTAACTATTTTGGGTGGCGATTCTGATTTGGACATCGCACAAGTAAAAATGGGCACCGCTGACAATGATTCTCGGGCCATTCATGACGCATTGAAGGCGAAGTCTTTAACCTTAAGTTGGTTAAAAACATTTTTTGCCGGCGATAGCGCCGTTGATGTTAATTCGTTCGATGGACTGAATAAGCGCCTGACAGGAAACCAAGTTATTTCAGCAGGCACCAACGGCGCGGCATTAACTCTCGATTTGTTAGATCAGTTGATTGACCAAGTAACCGGGAGCCCTACGTTGCTATTGATGAATAAGGCAACCCGTCGAAAGATTGTTGCTCTAGGTCGCCAATCTGGCGTTATTACAGTCGGTCGTGATTACTTCGGACGTGAGGTTGATCATTATCAAGGTGTGCCGCTTGGTATCGTTGAAGAGGGTGCAGACGGGTTGCCAATTCTTACCCAAACAGAAACACAAGGCACCTCTAACCTAACTTCAAGCATCTACGCGGTGAAGTTTGGCCCAGATGCGTTGCATGGTATTCAAACCGAACCGCTGAGCGTTCGCGACTTAGGCGAATTGGAAACAAAGCCAGCCTTAAGAACTCGAATCGAATGGTATAGCGGCTTAGTCGTTAGACATCCGAAAGCGGCGGCACGTCTTAAAGGCTTGATCGTTTAAGAGTCTTTAATCTGAGCAATCACAGGGCGGTTACTCCGCCCTGTTTTTTCTGGAAATAATCATGACGATAACATTGGGCGTTAATAGTTTTACACCCGAAACCGAACTTTATAGCTACTTAGGCACAAGGCTAAATGGTGACGAATTCGCATACCTAGCGGCGGTTTATGAAGTGGGCAACACGAGCTTAGAAATTGTGCAAATCTTCAATGATATGCGCGGCAAAACATTTTCAGAAATTGAAGCGGCAATTATCGCGGCAAATCTTGACTATGACGCGGCCGCGATTGAAGAAATTTACAACACCCTTACCGCCGGTAAAACCTCAATTCAAATTAAGAACGCCAAGGCGTTGATATTGGCGACACAGTTAATTGATCAGTTCGAGTTCATTGGTAGACCTACCGACACCACACAAGCTCTACAGTGGCCCAGAATAGGCGCTATTGATAGAAACGGCGAAGTGATACCAGATGACACCATTCCAACTGGCATTAAAACAGCGGCCAACGAGCTGGCTTTTTTTCTATTGCGTAACGACATCACCGACCCACAACAGCACAATCATGTTTTCTTATTAACTTCTTATCGTGTCGGTGAATCTCAAAGCACCTTCAGCAAAAGAGAAGATAAAAAACTACCTGATAACGTCATGGATTTATTAAAGCCCTTCTTGTTGAGCAAGTCCGGCTTCTCTTCCGCACTAATGGTTTAATCATGGATGATTTACCAAGTTTCATAGATGAATACGAACCGCTTATTAAGGATGAATTTTTAAATGCGGTCGAAGAAGCACAAAGCTTCATCGAACAATACTTTTTTGATAATTACCCCCAAGATACAGAAGACTTACCAGATGGAAGCGGCATTGATGAAATCATAGTAAGCGCACTTGAAACCCAGTTATCAAAGGGTTTTCAAGACAATTTAATCGCTCTTGAAGATAAAGTCGGCTTATTGATAATTTTATTACTTGGACTTTCAAATTTTAATATTAACTTGCCAAAATCGGAGTTAATAAAAATTGAAATCAAGCAGATATTAGACGACTATAAAAAAACATTTCAAATTGCCGGAAGTAATAAAAAGCGAATATTAGAAACCATCGGATTAACACCCAACCAAGCAAAAAGCTTATTAACCTATCGGCAAGAATTAGAGAGAATCGCAAAACAATTAAACACCCCTGCGAAACTCAATATAAATGCAATTAGAAACCTGTCAGCCAGCCAAAGAAGTGTAGTTAGAAAAGCTTTAGCAGATGGCATTGAACCCAAAGACATCGACCCTTTAGTAAGTAAGCAACACAAAGCCTTTTTGACACATAGAGCTAAGGCTATAGGCAACACCCTATCAAGCAAAATTGCCCACGCCACACAACAAGCGGCAGTTAACTTTGCCATCAACGCAAGGCTGGTAAAACCCAATCAATTCAAACGTTTTTGGGTAACTGCACATGATGAACGAGTAAGGCACAGCCACAGCCAAACCGAAGCTATTAACAGCAAAGGTGTCGACCTTAATCAACCATTCATTACACCCTTTGGCCTAGTTTTCTTTCCACCCCTAGAAATCAATTGCCGGTGTCATGTATCAATAAGGAAAGTATAAATGGAACCCCACTACACACTTGATCAAGACGATGCCACCGATATGGGTTACATCCAACCCATTGCTAGACAACAACCAGAAACAAGCCTTTGGCGGGCTGTATTAGTAAGAGCAATCAAGGACGCACTCGGAATAGATCAATACTCTGGGCCACATAGAGGGATAAGCCAAAAAAGGGCTAATAATTGGTTTTATTATGCAGATGAAGACTTTAAAAAAGTATGTGAATTTGCAGGGCTAGACCATGAAAACGTTCAATTTTCTGTGTTGGATTATCTGACCAGACCAGAACAAAACGAAAGAAGGGTGAGTTATACAAGGGATGCGAAAAAGGCTAGGCAGTGGAAAGAAAAAACCAGTGGTTTACCGAGCAAGTGAAACTTAAGTTTTACACGGTATATAAGAATTTACTTATATTGTTTTGGTTAAATATTAGCATTTACTTATATTGTTTTGGTCATTAGAAAGTTATCGGGCCACTATAAAGGCGCGGCTTACTTTGTTGTTTTTTAGCGACAGATGTGGAAATTACGCAACAAATCAACAATCATGCCAATTCAATTTATGTGCCATTTCAACAATCATGCCAAAGTGAGGCACCATGTCGGATGATTTAAAACTTCCAGAATTACTTATTGATGGTCAAAAGATAGACGGAAGAACCGCCATCGCCAGGCGTTACCGTGACCAATTAGCCGGGCTTAACGTTCAATTAGGCGGAAGCCCTAGTATTGCAGAATCGATGCTTATGAGGCGGGCGGCTACTCTTACAACGCTATGTGAACGAGACGAACTGAAGATTCTAAACGGCGAACAGATCGACGAACACAACTACCGACAAAACGCCGGTGTGCTGAAGGGTATCTTGATCAACTTAGGCACCGTTAAGAAGTCGAGAGATATTCGCGGCGATGATTATAGAACTTATGACCCCCACACACAGGCGGTTTTAGATGCTGATTAACCTGTAAATAAAGTATACATTATCTTACAGGTTTGCCCATGCCCCGCAACCCTCATTCCCTTGTGTAAAGTAAAGTCTATTTGCATTTATTTTACACTGTGTTAAGATGACTCTAAGAGATTAATTTACACATTCGCATTAGAGGGTGAAATCATGAAAGGTCAAAATGTCGGTTATATCCGCGTAAGTTCAACTTCACAGAACACAGAGCGCCAACTTGCAGATGTGCAACTTGATCGAACCTTTACCGATAAGGCAAGCGGTAAGGATGCAAACAGGCCGGAACTGTCAAACTGTTTGAACCACTTAAGAGAGGGTGACACCTTGCATGTTCACTCAATTGATCGGCTTGCAAGAAACTTGAAAGACTTACAGACAATCATTGAAGAGCTAACGAATAAGGGCGTAACGGTAGAGTTCTACAAGGAACACCTAACATTTAGTAAAGACGTTAACGACCCCAGCAACCCTAAATTTGCTATGCAAACGCTAATGCTACAAATGCTTGGTGCCTTTGCTCAGTTCGAGAGAACCTTGATTAAAGAACGCCAAAGAGAGGGCATAGAAGCGGCTAAAGCTAAAGGTAAAAAGTTAGGGGCACCAAGCAAGTTAACCACTGAACAAATGACAGAGATTAAGAGAAGAGCCGAAACAGGCGAAGATAAGAGCAAGATAGCTAAAGAGTTCGGTATCAGTCGGCCAACGCTTTATAAGATTGCCGCCGCATAACCTCAACAGATCATCATCAAACAATCAAGCCGCTAACCATGCGGCTTTTTTGTGCCCGCCGTTTGGATTGTTCCACGGATGTTTCACAGTGATTAAGCGGTGATTAAGCAGTGATTAAGCAGTGATCGTGCCAACCTTCAGACCCTCCCACCTCTGGGCCGATTGGTAGCCGTGGGGGTGGATACCGCCCAAAAAATTCAAACCGGCTCAGGGTGGGCACTAAGTATTAATTTATTTAGATAGTTCTTTGTCTTTAATATGGGCTTCGGCCTTTTTAGCGGCATCGGCGGCTTGATTCGCATGACCTTTTTTAGCATGTGCTTTGGCTTTTTCAATATCTTCAAAAGCTGCTTTGTCGTGTTCTGCTTTCGGATTCTCTCCAGTTATTTGCTTTGATGGCTGCGGATAGGGTTTTTCTTTATTTTCTTGGATCAAATCCTTCTCAGCTTCTTGAGCATGCGCAGCCTCACCTTTTGTATCGCCTGCCTTACCGCTTTCTACCGCTTTTTCCAAATGTTGTTCAGCTTCTTTAGCATGTTGATTTTCGACAGCGTAAGTCAACGCAGAATTACCAGCGATAACAATAAATCCCGCTACCAAAAGGTAAGATGGTGTTTTCATAAAATTTATCCTCAATCCAATAATTATAGTTTTGTTTAGGTATGGAGAGCTGAAACACGGTTCGTATAAATTGACCGGATTTTCACGCCATTCGTTTATAGCCACGCCTAAACAATACGATGTGCTCATTGGGGTTAAATGGCAATAAGTGTAATTACCTAATTTGACCACCAAAAATAAACACCAATTGAGAATAATTCTTATTGACACGTTACTTAGTAACGAATAAAGTATTATTTTTTATTTTAGAATCAGTGAGATAGTCATGGCACAAACAGGCGCACAGAGAGTTAAAGAATACCGGCAACGGCTTAAGGAAAAAGGCGGCAAACCAATAATGTTGACCCTATCGCCCGAAAACTTACGCACAATTGAGATTTTCAGTAAATACAATTGCCCCGACTCGGATCATGGGGAAACAATTCGATTGATGATTGCTTGTAGCCTTAAGCGGGTGCAAAACGAACTTAAAGAAATGATCAAGCTCAAGGAAGACTTAGGAGTAAGTGACGAAACTATTAAAGGCTACATTGATTTTCTTCGTTGGGAGTTCGAAGGGGGGCTTGTTATAACCGCTGAAAAGTATCTTGAATTGTCGAGCGAAACTGAGCGGCTTAGTGATGAATACTTAGCAGAGCAAATGCCAAGCAATAAATAAAAAAAGCCCGCAATAAGGGCAATTATTGCGGGCTTGGAATAACTAACATAATAACGGAATGGCAATTATACATGATAAATACAAAGGATGATGATTTTTATTTAGATTTAAAATATCTGGATAGGCTTTGCCCCCCACATCAGTCAAAAGGGACGCGACTTGACCCCCTTAGCGGTAAATCCTTATCAAGAGAAGAGGCCGCCAAGATTGATCACGAAGCGTTAGACGAACTAGACGAGCTTTTAGCGAGTCTTGATGACGATGAGACAACCGAAGACACAAAGCCCGACCTTGTGGAACCCATTAAAGCTGAACCCACTAAAGCAGAGGCCTTAAGAACACGCAAAAGGAAACCCGTTGCTAAAAAATTAGTTAAACAAGCGCAACCGACCGAAGATGATCTTGCGGAAGTGGTCGAGGAATTAGAAGACGCTGATTTAAATGCCGGAATATCGGCATTTAAAGAACAACTAGAAGGCACCGACCTTGCCGCCGCTTCTAATAACCAGCTTTTGCAGTGGGTTGGTGAAATAAGAGAAGGTGTGAGTTGTGGTGAGTATAGCGACGAAACACGGAAGCGCTTTCGTGAAATTGCAATGGTATTGGTTGAAAGAGATCCCGGCATTCTCGTTAAGAATTGCAAAAAATTTGCCGGTATTGATTGCAAAGGTGTAGCTAGTGACTTTATGAACGATCTACAAAGAGTTGATTTGTATCAAGTGTGGCTCTATCACCGTGGACATGAAGTTGATGACAAAGCACTGGGGGGAATCTTCGCCGGTATCTTTTGCGGCGATGTCTTCGACTGGGATAAGGCTTTGAGAATCGCCACCGCTGAAGTCAAAAACAAGACCCTTAAGATTGAAACAAAGCTTGGGTATTTACGCTTACCGCTACTATGGCAGGCTAAAAACTTAGTTTTACGCTGTAAGGGCGTGACCGCTGATATTAAAGCAGCAAACAGGGCACAATATGCGGCTGATGCTAGATTAACCAACATCGAAACCGAGTCAGTTAACATCCGGCATAGATTAGAGGCGCACGCAAACAAAAGCATGTCGAGAATGAAGAGCATCGATGACTATGTGAATGTGTGGGTTGCCTTGCAATTAGCCGGTGGTGATTACAAACAATTATCCGAAATCAAGCGTGCTTACGAGCGAGACATGGGGTTGGAAATCAGTAAATCATTATTACAGCGAAGATTAGGAATTTTGAAAACAAGCCTAATAATGCGGCCTTGAACTGTATACGGTTTTGAAAATCAAAAATTATTTTGAATCCGATCGTATACAGTTCAAGTGGCAAATCGTATACAGTTGGCGTATACAGTTGGCGTATACAGTTCAAGGCCACGAACGACGCCCAGCCGCATCGAATTTTTGATGTTTTTTTGTTCCTTTAGTTATATATAGTTTTATTAGTTTAATAGTTAAAAGATAACGAAACGGCAAAATCAAAAGCAGGGCTTCGCCCTCAAAAATAAATGCCACTCGCTACGCTCGCAACAGGCATTTATTTTTGGTGGTTAATCATTCATTCCGGGAATAAAAGAAAGAACAACTCCGGTGATTCATGTTTTTTGCTTTTAGAAGATAATCGCGGAGACGATCAACCGCCGCT